ACATCTGTTTCTATTATCTTCGTTGTTAACATAACTAACATGTAACCAGTTTGGGTTTTCATTTGTACCAAACTCCCATATTAACTGATCAAAGTTTAAGTTATCTTTTATCCAATAATACATATCAGCATTAGACATGTGACCAAATGTATCGTCAATATCCATTGCTTGTCCGCTCATATGCTGTGACTTTTTAGCGCCGCCGATAGCTTTATTAAGCTTAGGTCCACGATAAAAAGAATTTATCTTTATAGGAGCTCCTACATAAGCTCTAAGAGGTTCAAATATTTTTTCAGCTGTAATCTTCATAGCAGCTAAATGCTCTTCAGTAGGCGTGTTATCTATACCACGTCTTTCCGCTGTTCTGCTATATATTCCTTCGCGGTAACTTACGTGTTTACTTATTTTATCCATTTTTCTTTCTACCTTTTCTAGCCTTACCTTTTATAGCATCATCTATATCTCCAAGTTGATTACCAACTTCTTTAATAGCGTCTGCTACATCAGCTAATTCTTGAGCTGTAAGCTTATATCTTTTTTTAATTTCTTGTACTGTAGCTATGGCTTTTTCATCAATTGTAGTTTTGCTCCATAAAGCAGCCCACATATCTTTCCAGTATTGTTTAGTTAATTTCCACATAATTTAAAATTTATCTGCCGTGTTTATTTTATCTATTGTTTGTTGTATTTCTGGTAAATCTGTTGGCAGTAGCAAATCTAAACCAGCTTTAAAAACTTTTTCTTTTACTCCATTTTTAAAAATAATTAACGTAGGAGCCATACGTATACGATATTTCTTTTTAGCTTTAGGTGCTTTAGCAATATCTACTCTATAATATTTAGCGTTTTTTATTTTATTCCAATCACTAAAACAATTATCTTTATTAAATTCTGCCCAAAACTCTATAACAATTGTATCAAAATTATTTTCACCAAAAGAAGAAACTTGTGCTATTTTTTGTTCAAAATCTTTGTCATCGATCCAGTATTTATCTGGAACATTAGCTTGTGTAAATGCGTAAAATGGTATTAAAAGTAAAATTAAGTATTTCATTAGTTATCTTTTTGTATCTCGTATATTCTTTCATCGAGTTTATCTAGTTTATCTAAAATCATTTCAACATCTTCTTGCGTGTCCATAATTGTTTGACGTATTAACTCATCCTTTAAATCGTATTCTACACGATCTATAACAGGTTCTGGTAGTGTCATAGCTAAAGCTATATCTGCTTGCATTATAAAATACATGCTAGCTAGTGATACTACGCCCCCGCATATAAGCCCTATAGTTTTAAGATCTAAGGTAACTTTAGTGTCTTCTCCTATTTGTGGTGGTATTTTTGCCATTATTTAAGTGTTACATTTACGCCGAAGCTTGTGTTAAATATTTCTCTATCCCAGAATTTTACATATTCAGCTTCTGCGAATAATCCTAATGTTTTCCATATTTTCCAACCAAACATTACACCACCTTGTATATCTTGCCATTGTTCTAGTTCTGCATCTTCTTTTAAACCACCTTTACCCCAGTTGTTTCTATTTAAATAGCTAAAGTCAACATCACCTTTTAAATATTTATGATAAGGTAATATTAAATTACCGTAAGCATGTAGCCAAAAATTATTTTGGTAGTGATAAAAATCAAAACCAACAATAGGCGCTATTTCACCAAAAGGATCTAATAAATCCCACTGCTCGTTATTATATCGTAACATTAAATCACCAAATACTGTATTTCTAAACTCTAAATCAGAGTCAGCAACTCTGTTACCAGCAGGATCAATCCAATACCAATCAGATCTTTCATTACCAAACTCATCTTCTTCAGTAAAAAATATGTCATCATATCCATATAAAAATCCTAGTTCGTACCAGTAGTTAGCAGGATATTCTTGACCATTAATTGTTTGAGTTTCGTTTAACCATATTTCTATAGGATTATAACCAAACGCTTGCTCATGTGTTCTATATATAGCTCCAGCAGATATACTAAACTTATTACCTATAGGTAAACGTAGCCTAGCTTCTGCAGACTGATACTTAAAACCAACGTTACCAGCTTGTCTTTGCTCTGCTTTTACAATATGGTATTTACCTGTGTGTCTTATAAAATATCTAGAGTTTTCAAACTCATCACCACGTTGTCTTTCTTTTTCATAGTGAAATAAATATTCTAAACCTTGTACAGCTGCAGTTGGCGCAGACAAAGCTATATTGTTTTCTGTACCATTGTAAAAGTTAGGTTTATTTTCGTAGCCAAATCTTGCTAGCTTACGTATACCAAAACCAAGTCTATAATCATTTGGAAAATAATCTGTAACATCAATTACTTGTGGAATATCATATAAGTTACCATCAGCTGGAGGTCTTACGAAATAATCTTTACGAGGTGTTTCAAATGAGTTTTTAGTATTACCAGCAGCATATATACTAGAATACTTAAACACATTGTCATATAACTTCTTAAATAGTTGAGCGTCTGCATTTATGCTATACACGCACGTTAGCAGCGTTAAAAATATTTTTTTCATTGTTTTGTTTTATGATACGTTACTTTTTGAACTTCTACGTCTACCCATACCAACTTTTTTCTTAGCGCGTATAACTTTACTACGCTCAGCTTTAGTCATTTGACTCCAAGTTTTAGGTGATTTGCTGTTAACTCTACGTGATGGTCTACAAACTTTTGTACGTTTGTTTTTAGAAGATCCACAAGGATTACCTTTTTCGTCTTTCCATTTTTCTTTAAACCAGCGTTTAAGAGCTAATCCTGACTTTGTTTTTCTAACAGCCATTACTTTTTACTTTTATTGCCCCAATTTTTAGCACCGACTTTACGGCATTTAGCTATAGCACCACTAGCATAAGCTGATGGAAAAACTTTATATCTTTTTTTTACTTTGTGGTAACACGCGTCTTTTGGCATAATATTATCTTTTAATTAATTTTCTTTTAATAGTTTTTCTTTTAAAACCTCCGCTGTTTCTACTTTTTAAATTTCTGTCTTCTTCGTCTTCTATTCCTAATTGCCAGTCAGACCAACCAAGAATCATAGCGGTTCTTTGCCAATGTTCTACGTCTTGACCTAAAGCATCATTTATATTTTGAGTTTTTATTAGCAACCTATCAAGCGGTAAATTTGTCGTAGCTGAAATAACTTTTGATCCAGCTTCCATAGCTGGGTTGTCTATGCTAAAATTTCTAAACTCGTCATCTTTAGCAAACTGTATCGCTCTACCCGCAGAAGCTATTTTTCTAAACTTAGACTGTACAGGTGGAGCTATACCTAAAACATCTAAAGATGCTTTTTCATATTTAGGTTGACTTTTTTGTGATTCTTTATATATTCTAAGTCCAGCGTCTTTAACAGCCGCAACCGCAGCACCATAAAAGCCCATACCTCTTAACAAAGAATTAGACATACCGTTTGCTACATCTATAGTTTTTTCTTTTGTTTTTTCTTTTAATTTTTCATCGTCTTCATCGTCTCCGAAAGCTAATGCAAATACACCTTGTTGTAAAGCGTTAAATAATAAATTCTGTGCAAAAGTATAGTAAACAATCTTAGATATATTAGTCTTTGCATCTCCTCGGCCGTTTTTAAGGTCTAGAGCAGACTTTTTTATTATTCTAGCGTACTGAGATGGCGTATTAGCAAAGGCAAGTATTAAACGGCCTAATGAACCAGCTTGTTGTTGGCTAATTTTATCAGGTCTACTTGACTGTTGACTTTCTTCCGCAGTTTCTCTAAAATCTTCAAACGCTTTTCTTTGAGCTTCAGCAGTTTCAAAACCTTGTTTTTCGTAAGTTTTAACTCTATTGCGATAAAACGTAGCTCCTCCAGAAGCAATAGCAAAGCTATCAGCTAGCTGTGTAGGTGTAAAACCAACTCTTAATATTTCGTTTATAACACCTCTAACACCACCTTTTTTTGCCATTTCAGCTATATCAGCTTCGTTAACTTCCATACGTAAACCATCTCTTCTTGATACTAAAAAGTCAGAATTAAAAAGCTGTACAAAATCTTTCCAGTATTGTTTTTGATTAGCAAAAGCTTTACCTGCGGCAAATATGTTGTTGTCTTTAAAATTTATAAAGTTTGTAGCTGAAAGAGTTTGAAGTACAGCAGATCTAGTGTTAAAAAACATTATAGCACCAACAGATCCGTTAATCCAGTCTGTAAATCTACCTGTTAAGCTATCCGTGCCATAAGTTCTATTTCTACCAGTTTTCATACGCAAAAGCATGTTTTCCATAGCTTTACGATATTGAGTTCCATAAGCAGCTTCTAGTTTATTCATATTTTCTTTAGAAAAAAGTACATCAACATTAGCTTGCCATTGCTGTAGGTGCTTAGCTCTTTTAGTAGTATTTATTCCTTGTAATAAATCTGTAGTTATACTACCACTTACCCAGTTTTGATCTGGTTTTACGTAGCCGTCACCTTTATTTATATTTATAAGTTGATTACCAAACTTAACAAGATCAGGAGAGTTTTTAACTTCTTTAAGTAACTGCCTTAATTCACCTTTAGTAAGACCAGGTACTTCCATACCTTGCTTAGACCATATATAAGCTCTAACGGCTTGTTCTCTCGTAAAACCTAAACCACCAGATATTTCTTTTCTTAAATTTTTAGGAACAATACCTATTTGTTTTTTAATAGCTTTATAATCGTTTATTAAAGCTATTCTTTCAGAAGTTACTCTATCCATTGCTTTAGCGTAAGGTTTTAATAAAGTTTCTTGATAAAAAACTAAATCTGCATCACCTTGTTTACCTTTACCTAATGTTTTATATAATAAACCTACAAAATCTTCTGCTGATGGTGATATAAATAAATCAAACTTACCTTTTTTAGCACCTTGAATTTTAGCTGTAGACTCTCCTACTTTTGTTTTTGCACTAATACCAACAGATCTTTCAATTATTCTATTAAACTCTGCATTTAATCTATTTTCTCTTGATGCGCTAAAAGGAACGTTATCACCATAAACGCTTTCTGCAAATAAAACTCTTTGGTCTCCATATTTTTGCATTAACTTGATAACTTCAGGGTGTTGCATACGATTTTCACCAGTATGTCTTAAACCTAAATTATTAAGCAAATTGTCTAGTTCTTTAGTTACAATATTAACTCTAGATTTTTCATAAAAACTATTAAGCTCTTCAATAGTAATTTTACCATCTAAAGCATCTACTGTTTTTAAATATAAATCATTAGCAGTTGTTTCATGTTCTAATACAACTTCGTTTCTGCCTTTTAATATTTCACCTTTAGGTCCTAATATTTGAAGTCCAGGTCTAGATACTTTTCTACCAACACCTCTTTGATCTACAAACATAAGTTTTATATATGCTTTGCCTTTTTCAACTTGACCAGTTTCAATAAAATATTCAACTTGATCTAGCATGTGTTCTCTAGCTTGTTGAGCTTCAGCTTCAATAGCTAATCTTGAATTTTCAAAGTTTGTTTTAATAAATTCAGTTTCTAAATAGCCATCAATTTTAACACCGTCTGCAGTTATTATATTTCTACCTTGTTTGTCTTTGCTAAGTTTTATTCCAAATTTACTAATATCAACGCCAGATTTTTTTAATACTTGTTCAACAAATTGATCGTTTCTATTTATAAAAGGTAGTCCTCTAAAAGTTCTTATTTGTCTAGAGTGATTTTTTATCCAATCAACAATTTCTTGTTTAGTATCACCAGGCTTTGCTACAATATTTTCTAATAATTCTTTACTAGCTTCAAAACCTAATGTTTTAGTTTCAGTATCACTAAGCTCTCTTAGTTTACTTACTATTTCTAAATATGATTTTTTATTAATACCATCATATTTTTTAGCACTAGCATTTATTATTTCTTGTAAAGCTATTTTAGACTCATTAGTGACTAGAAACTTACTTGCTACTTGGTAAGCATCATCTAAAATCTTTTTAGTACTAAAATCTTTATCTATACCTTGCTGTATTTTTTCAGAAAATCTATCAACTAAAGCATCTTCAAGAGGTAATGATTTATCACCTTGAGTTTCATATAACTCTTTAAACAACTTACGTTGCTCATTAATCATTGTTCTTTGCTCTTTTCTACTTCTTGAAAAATCAATATTAGGATCTACAATTAGCTTTTGTGCAGCTTTAGCTATTTCCTGCGTAGTCATGTCTATAGCTTTCATTACGCCAGGAGACTTTTCTTTAGTTAAAGTAAAAGTTATAGCGTTTACAAAAGCATCTTTTCTAGTACCTTTTAGACCAGATCTTTTTCCTTCAGCCGTAACAGCAGGTGGATTAAAAAACTCTCTAACTTGTTCAGGTGTTGGTTTTAATCTTTCGTAGACAGTAGGACCTTGTTTTTCATTTTCAACGTATAGCTCTTCGCCTTTATTTATAGCTTCGTCTATTTCTTTTTGAGTAGTTAAGCGTTTTTTAACTTTAGTAAATATTTTATCTTCTGGAGCTAATCTTCTTTCAAGTTGCACTAAAACACCTATAGGCAGATTTTTACTACCAAATAATGTTTGATGATTTTCTTGTAAAAAACTATTTAAATCTTTTAGTTTGTTTTTTACTGGTTTAAAAGCTTTTTCTTGGCCAGCTTGTTTTACAAACAACTGAAAGCCTTTTTCAAAAACATCTGGTCTTTCTCCTTCAAATATCTCAAAAGTATTTGTTTCTATAAAATCTTCTAAAGATTGATCAACAAACTTTTCACCACCTATTGTAAGTTCTTCAGCTATAACAGATTTAGGTCTTTCGTATGCAGATCTTTTAAAACCTAAATCAATTGCGTCTTCTATATTTCCAGAAACTTCAAAATCAACAGCTGTACCATCTTCTCTTTCAATAGTATCTTCAAATCTTTCTCTTTTAAAGTTTTTCTTTGATGTAGCTGTACCTATTTTTCTTTCTAAATAAGAATTTATATAAGCATCAAGATCTTCGTTTTTAGCTGGATCAAAGTTTTTAACATGCTTAATTAGCTCAGGTCTTGTTTGCTCAACAATAGCTTCTATAACTTTTGCCATATTTAAACCGCCATCTTCTCTTAAAAACTCTTTTCTTTGATAAGTAGGTGTTTCGAATATAGCTGGATTTTTACTTTTTAATCTAAGTACAACATTACCAATAGTTTCATTATATTGATCTACTATGTCAGATATTACTTTACCTTCTCTTTCACTCATTCTACCTAAATCAGCTTCCATACGATCTGCAATTTCATTTTTGCCTTGATCACGCATGTTTTTTATAGCTTGTAAAAAGTCTTTTTGTCTTTCTGTTTCTCTGTTTTTAATTTTAATAAGATCTTCACCTAAGTCATTTACTTTTTCTTTTCTAGATGCAGATAAAGTTGGATTTTCTTCTTTGTAAACTTCTTTAGCAGCTTTTTCAGAATTATCTTCTATAAACTTAATAGCTGTATTTTCAGCAGCTTTTTCGCCTTTTGCAAAACCTCTAAGCATTTCAAACATGTTTTCACCTGTTTCTGAGCTAATCTCTAAGTTTTTGAATCCAGCTTTTCTAAGTCCTGGTATTAATCCTGTAAGTCCAGATCCTAACTTTTCGCTAAATTGTATTCTCTCTACATTAATTAGCTCGCCTAATACAGTTAAGTTTTCTTCATACCATTTTTCTTTAGGTTGTGAAACGTCATATCTAGCAGCAACTTCTTCGTTTAATAAACGTTTTTGAGAAGGTGTTAGTCTATCTAATATGTCATCAATAATTTTTACACCTTCAGTTGTTACATTTCCTGAAGCATCTTTTAAACTACCTTTTAAAACAAAATGTATATCTTCATGTAACGCGTCTGTAACACTTCTTTGTTTTAAAGCTTCTTCTTTGTTTATTACTCTTTGGCCGTTTGTAGTAAAAAATCCTAACTCTTTTGTAGCGTCAGCTGGTTTATTTGGAAAGTTTTCATTATAAAGTTTTTGAAACTCTTGAGGTGTTTGCGCTTCTATTGGAGCATCAGCGCCTATTCTTTTAGCTCTTTCTTGTGCTTCTTGTATTTTTCTACCATAAAGAGTTGCAGTGCTATTATCTAATCTTTCTTGTAGTTTTAAATATAAGTCACCTGTTTCTTTGTAAGACTCATACTCTTTTTTCATTGAAGCAATATCCTTACTAGGTACAACTAAACTTTCTTGGCGTTGTATGTCTAAAAATAAATTAACTTTTTTAGTAATAAAATCATAAGCAGCTTTTCTATCAGCTTTGTTATATGTTTTATATTCAGCAGAATTATTTAATATATTATCTATAGCTGTGTTTCTGTCAAAAGCACTCTTAAAAGCTCTGTATTGATCTGTATTTGGCTTTATACCAAGCTCTAAAAGCATTTTAGCTTCTGGTATTTTAGCTAATTTAGCAGATTCTGCAGGCGTTAACTTATTACCGTTTCTAAACTTTCTAGATATTACATATATATCTTTATCTGTTGGAAAGGTTTTATCACCATATCTATCGACAGAACCTCTATTTAGTTTTATTTCAGCTTTGGCTAGGTTTATTTCAGCTTGAGTTGATAATATTTCGTAGTTGTTATTTAATTCTGTTAAAAGTTCGTTTTTTTGTTCTGTATTAAGCGCAGGATTATCTAGTATTTCTTTTTGCTTTTTTTGAGCCGACAAAGCAAGATCATCTAAAACACCTTCAAAATCTTTTGTTTCTACATTTTCAAATTTTTCAGGTTTTACGTCAAAATATTCAGCTGCTTTAACAGATCCTTGCGTTCTGTTTTGCATTCTTAATATATCGTTACCCATGTCTCTTATGAAGCCACCTCTTACAAAAGGATTTTGCTGACTAGCTCCTAAAATTCTCATTTTATAAAATTCAGCTAAAAAATCTTTTGTTTTAAACTCATAATCTTCATAATTAGTAGTCATAAACTTAGCAAATTCAAACGAAGTTGCACCAGCAGCAGCGCCTACAGCTCTGTTTATTTGATTAGTTGCCCAACTAGATTTACTTATATACTGCATAAAAGGACTAAAAAACTTACCTACTCTATTGCTTTTCATTAGCATATCTGTAAAAGAGTTACCTACACCTAAAGAAGCAGCAAACTTAGGATCAAAATCTCTAGCACTACCACGCGCTGTAGTTACACCTTCTGTAAGTTCTGTGGTAAGTTTAAATATAGCTGTTTCTTCAGCTGCAAAAACGCCAGTTTTTAGTGCTTGTTGTACAGCTTTATTTGCTGTAGGCATTTTTTTAAGAAAAGTTGAGCCGTTTATAGTATTTTTTATAACTTGACCAGTTTTGTTTATAACATTACCACTTATTTTTCTAGTTAAATAAAGCTCACCTACAAACTTAGCTAAATGTGGAAAACCTCCAGAAACTAATTCTGCACCACTTTCTTCTAATGCTTCAGATATAAATCTTTCATCTTCAACTGGTTTGCCTGAAGCGTCTTGTGTTGTACGAACGTAATCTATTTCTTTTAATCCATCAATAAAAGCATTGTTTATTGCAACTCTATTTTTTGATGAAGCTTGTATTGATGTTCCACTAAATGCATCTAAAGTACCTTGTACAAAAGCTGTAGTATCAAAATCAAAAAATCCAGGAGCTTCTTTAGTTAAAGGATCTTGATTTAACTGTATAGCCTTGTTTAAAACAATATATTGCTCAAGAGCCTTGTTGTAAGCTGTAGCAACCGGATGATTACCAGCAATTTTTGTTATTTGTTTAGGTATTTGTCCTTTTTCAGATATTAGTTCAGCTATACGAACATCAGCACCTAAAGTAGTTGTAGAAATCATTTGTTCACCTAAAACTTCTTCAGTTGCAGGTAAATAACCAGGCATCCCACCTTCGCTTGCAAACCCAGCTAATTTTTCTGGAAGACTTCTATCTTCACCAATAGCATCACGGCCAATAGCAGCAACATCGCCTGATAAACCTACAACTTTAGCATAAGCATTTACAAGTTGATTTTTTAAATCATCTAATTCTGTATTATCAGCTAAATCTTGAGCTTTAGCATTTATTAAATCGTTTTGTTCTTGCTGCTCTTCGCTTAGTTGATCATAGTTAACTAACTGTCCAGTTGTAAAGTCATATAGTTGATCTTGTCCGCTATTTATTTTTTCTTTTAAACCTTCAATTTGCTCATTAATATTTTCAATTTTAACAGGATCCTTTTCTGTTGCTAATTTGTCGTTTAAATCAGATATTTGCTTTTCAATAGGTGTTAAAAATACTTTACCACTTTTTAACACACCTTCAGGTGTAAAATTAAAATTATTTTTAGCTTGATTTGTTACTGTATTTTCTCTTTGAAGTCTAGCGTCTTGTATATTTACTATATTTAAGCCAGGAAATTTTTCTAATAAAGTATCGTCGTTTTCATAGTCTATAGCGTAAAAATTAGAATAATCACTTGGTCTTTCTGATTTTCCTCTTCCTAAGCTAACATCAAGTTGACGTATTTGTTGATATATATCATTTTGATCAACATCAAAATCACCAAATGTAGGTATATTTGTAAATTGACCTACAAGACTAGTTCTATCTCTAAGAGTAGACATGTTTTCATAATCAGGAAATATAGTTGTTCTACCTTGTTTTAAGGCAAAGTTATTTAATACTTCATTTTGTTGTGCTCTTTGTTCTATACTACCATTTGCCCAAACGTTAATACCTAAAGTATCGTTTAACTCTTCTTTGCTGCTTTCTTCTTTGGTTTTTATAAACTCTTCAAACTCTTTTTCCTTAACCTGTTTTTGTATACTAACAGGCATAGTGCTTTTTATTTTTTCACCAGTTAAAGTATCTGTGTCTAAAATATCTTGAGTTTGTTGCAACATAAGCGGATCAAACTCAACTTCAGGTTTATCTTCTACCGGTGGGTCTTCAGTTTGAGGTGAATCCAAAAAAGTATCTTCCAAGCTGAAGTCCGTATCTTGTTGTAGTGCTGGTTGAGGTTCTACAGACGCTACATCCGCACTCGCTGCACCGTCTTCTTGAAAATTTTCATCATCAGTATTTTGATTTTGGCTTTCTTCAAAATCCATAACTTTTAAAGCTATTTGATGTTCTGATAAACCTTGTTTTTTTAAGCTTGCAATATATTCTTCTAAAGTCATATCTATTTAATTTAATTTTGACGTGTTTTTTTAACAGCTTTTAAGTAGTTTATTAATTTTTCTTTTTGACTATTTCTTAACGTAGCTGCTGGCCCGCCGCTACTGTATACGTATCTTCTAATACCGTCTATGTCAATTTCATCTATTCCTTTTAAAGCTTCATTTGTTTTTGCTTCTAAAGATCTAGTATATTCACCAACTCCATATAACTTTTGTATGCCGTCTATATCTAGTTGTTGTACAGCTTGATTTTCTCTTATTTCTGTTTTAGCTGTAGTTCCAGTACCAAACTCACCTTCATCTATTTTATTTAAAACACTTTCAATTTGTTCTGTTCTATTTATATCATCTATTGTTATGCTGTCTGTCTTTTCTCCTTTATTATAGAATATTTGCATTTCAACTTTAGGCTTATAATTTGCTTTTTCATCATCACTTAACTTGTCGTAATCTTCTTGGCTAGTTATAACTTTGTTACCCACATCGTCATTACCTTGGTAACCAACAAATTCATATTTAAAATCTGTTATGAAATTAGAAGAACCACCTATTGTTTTATTCTTTAAAAAGTCAGCCATTTTAGGCGCAAATCGTTTAGTTAATTTAGAGCCTATGCCTCTGCTTTTTAAATAATTTTCTGCTTTATTAGATGTTTGTACGAAATCTTTAAATCTACCCCCAAAGTCATCACCACCAAGTCCTGAACCTGAACCTGAACCTGAACCTTTTGTTTTTGTTTCAGGTGAATCAGAGACAGATCTAGTAGGATCTAATATAGCGCGCTGATATTGATTTGTTTCTTTATTAAACTCGTAGCTACCAGTTCTTTTTAAATACTCGTTTTCTAATGATGTTTGTATAATTTTATCAACATTAGTTTTTACATCTTCTTTTGCTTGATCTAAAGTTAAATTATTATCATCAGCATATTTTTGCATACCTTCTTTAGACTGCAAAGCAGCTAATGTTCCTTTAGCTAAACTAGTATCACCTATGTCGTTTCTTTTTAAAGCTCTAACTAAATACGAAGCTCTTAATTCTTCATAGTCACCATCGTTGATAGTTTGCGTAGCAAAAGTCGTAGCATTTCTTCTATTTAAATCGTCAGTTTCTGTAGTAATCATTTTACCAGTTATTTTAACTGATTTTCTGTTTTTGCCAGATCCTTCAAATCTTGTAATAGAGTTTGTTCCATCTTCACCTATAGCTCCAGTTGTATTTTGATCTACAAGAGGATTATTTTTAATATAACCAGTAGTTTCTTTACCATAATCAGCTTTTATAGCTAATTTATTTTGTATATTAGCTGCAGACAAATCAGATAAATTTACTTCAAAATTACCATATTGACTACCTTTTACAGTTAAAAAAGTAGTAACTTCTCCGTATTTGTTTTTTCTTGTTTCATAACTTAAAGCTTCTGGGTTTGTATTATTAACTTTAGCTAATTCGTTAAAAGTTAAAGGCTTTACTTCACCGTTTTCGTCAGTATAAGTGTTATTACCTATTTTATAATTACTAGCTTCTATGTCATAAAGATCTGTTTTTTGAGACTCAGTTAAAAAGTTATTTAAGTTAGCTACGTCACCTGAAAACGTTGTTAGCTGACCCATTATATCTTTCATAGTTTGAGTATCATTTCTTTTAGCAGCTTGTAAATAATCATTTCTTAAATTACCTTTAAGCAAACCTAGTGTTTGAGCTCTTAGAGCTGAGTTTTTCTTAAACTCAATAGGATCTGTATCAGAAGTTTCTATTAACTCTGTTAATTTAACAGCATCAAATTCTTTTTGTGCTGCTGCTATTCTAGTATCTTGCTGCTTTTTTTCAATTAAACCAGGAGTTATACCAGCTGCAAAACCTCTTTGAAAAGCTCCGTAATCTTGTATACCTTCTACTGGTGCTTCGTAGCTCCCAGGTGTAGTTACTGTTCTATTTCTGTTTCTTTCTGGAACTGATAACCCAGCTTCAGCAAATAATTGTTCTAATGTTGCCATTTATTTAATATTAAAATTTATTGGTTTGGATTAGGTAATGGATTACCAAAAACTCCGCCCATAGAGAAAATACCTGGTGGAATACCTCCATAACCAGATGGATCAAACTGCGTGTTAAAACTTTGATTTAAAGGACCAAAGTCAATAGGATCATTTTTAATTGACGTAGATAATGAAGCTAATTGTCCGCCTATACCTGTCATGTCTACAGATCCTGCAAAATCAAACTTGTCACTGCCAAGATCTATACCAGTTTTTTTCCCAAAGTCAAACCCACCTGTTAAAGCCATCCCGCCTATACCTCCTAAAGCTTGACCAAGCATTTGGTTTGCGCTACTTGAAGCTGCTGCAGCTTGTTGTGATGCAGCCCCAGCTAACGAAGATAATCTATTTAATTTAGCTGTCTCTCTTTGTTCTGTAGCACCAAAAACAAATTGTTTTCCTTTAACTTCAGCATCAGCAAGTTGACTTTGTAGTTGAGCTTCACCTTGAGCTCTAAGTCTATCGTTTTGAGCTTCTTGTTGTTGTATACTAGCGGCTATACCTTGTTTACTTTGTAACGCGGCTTGTGCAAGAGCTGTAGCACCACCTGCTCCAGAGCCTGTAGCTCTAAGAGTGTCAAGCGTACTAGCTAAAGATAAATCAGTTTGCTGTGCTTGCATTTGAGCTGCTTGATCAGCTACTGTTAAATTAGCAAAAGGATTACTAAGCATATCTTTAACACCTTCATAAGGGTTTATTATATCTTGCCTCTCATCTTCAAGCTTAGCTATTTGTTTCATTAAACGTCTTTGTCTTCTTCTTGCTTTACGAGCAGCTCTACCAGCGCCTATACCGCCAATAAGACTACTTCCTATACCTATTAATGCTGCTGGGAATGCCATAATTTATTAATATAATGATTGTTCATAATTAAAACCTACCGAAAACAGTTCAGCATGTTTTGATTTGTTTGATTTTTTGTTGTTATCTACAGGTTCGTGTTCTAAAGTTGTTTCTGCAAAAAAGCCTTTAACACCTGTTGATTTTAAAGCACTTATACCAGTTACAGTAGAGTTATCTTTAATTATTACATTAGCGTAATATTTCTTTTCTAACGGCACGAAACCTGCAAATTTTACTGCGCCTTCTTGTGAGTATCTACCTGTTATGTTGCCTGGTATTGGATATGCTTCGTAGTCTACAGCGTCTTCAGCTGGAGATCTAAAGTCAATAACTTTCCAGTTATTAGTACCTTCGTAGTTAACTGTTTTATAATGTTTAACAAGTGAAGGATTTTGATTACTTATTATAGTAACTGTACTAGGTTGAAATACACTATAAAAAGTATTTTTCTGCGTGTTATCATAGTGTTTGTATAAATCAGCACCGTTCCAAGTATAAAAATTACTAGCTATACTACCACCAAAAGCAGGTTTATAAGTAAAAAACGAAGTCCAACCATTAACTTTATCATCAAAAGTTAAAGTTTTAAATCTTGTTTTAGGTTGTAACACATTAATTCCAAACTGAGTATCAGGTATAAACTCTATTGTTTCGTTTGCAGCAACAATAAGATTAGCAGATATTGTTATATCAGTAGCAGCTAAACCTGTAGCGTCTACAGAATTTGTAACAAGAATAATTTTATTACCAGTGTTATCACTTTTTACGCGCATGCCTGGTACAATATTTATATCTGCTTTTTTAATTTTAATAACTTTTTCTCTAGAAGACTCAGAAGTAGTAGAAGTTACTTTACTTACATGTGTTTGTTTGTTTTGGTTTACATCAGAAGTAAGCCCAAGGCTTAAAACGTAAGACTTAGTATGCATATCATACATACCTAAAACACTGTTAGATATTTTTAAATGCTTTCTAAAAAAGCTTTTCATACCATATGATGATATTTCTGTAATACCGTCTCTAGATAGCCTTAAAACAGCAGATCTGTCTCTGTCTACAAAGTATTTTCTAAAACCATAAACAGCAAAGCTTTCAGGATCTGTACCAATACCAAACTCACCTAAATAAGGTTGTATTTGTCCAATAACAATTTTACCAGATGTAGATATAGATGCGCCTTCAGCTGTAAATATAGCGTCTTTATCTATTAAAGCATTATGCACTTTATTTTCTTGAAATATAAGCATATTAGTATCTTCTGCATAAAGTTTTTGTATAGATCCATATGCAGAGTCAACAGCTTTAGTTATATTTTCACCTATAGAAAACTGATTTGTATCGTTTACACTTGTTCTAGAATTAAATATTCCAGAATATATCATAGCATTTTTTCTATGATTTCTATCATATTTTTTATCAACTAAATATGCTTTAGCACCAAAGTCTACAGTTTTTTCATTAAAACCACCTTTTATTCTAGACTCTTCCACGTGCCACTCTTTATTAGCTGCTAAGTCTTCAGGTACACCGCTAGAATCAACCGGATAAGCCGTTGCTCTTGATATTGTTAAAGTAACACCTTTTTCTATTTTTCTAGCAGGATTTATAGTTAAAGTAGTACCAGCAACACCTGTTATTTCAGTTGTTTCTTCAATACCAGGACCATGTATAAGCATTTGAGGCGATATTGCACTGTTAGATGCAGTAAGCTCAACGCTAGTGCTAGCAGCTAAAGCTGTATTAGGCGCCGATACACCATCATTAGTAGCATTGGCAACTACAGCTGTAGTAACTATTGGCTCTTGTCTTAATATAAAGGTGTTAAAATATTTTATTTTTAATGATATAGGCATATTATACTATTACTTATTAATCTTGTTTTCTACATAGAAAAACTCTAACTAAATCAAGTCCTTCTAAAACTTGACCATCAAAAATATTATTACCCCATGTTGCTTCGGGTAATGACATTTCATATAAAACATTAAATGTTATATTGTTTAAATCTAAAGTGTCTTTTGCTTTGATTATTATATTATTTTCAGACTGTGCTCTTTCTTGTGGTTTAGCTATTCTCTCTGTTTCTTCTGTTCCACCATCTCCGTAAACTTTACAAGAACCTGTTGAAGCGTTTTGTCCATTACCATAGAAACCAAAACCAGGTTCTGTTGGTGTAAAAAATAATTCGTTTGGATCTACAACAGCAACATCAGATAAAAGACTTATACTTTCCTGGTGGCTATTACCTGTGCCATCAATATCACAACCTGTAGTAACCATATCTTCTATTTGTGAAGAAGTAACTTCACCGTTATCAGATATTTGACCTCTTCTAGTTATATATATACCACCGTGACTTTGTGCTAGCCAATGGTTAAAACAAACTGTAGTTCTAGCGTCAAAGATACCGCTTGTTAGTGCAGGTATTCCTTGAAAAGTTTTAATGTACTTATTTATTTCAAAAGTGCTAGTATTAGAATTTACTTTAACAGCATAAGCTACTTTTTCAAGACTTGGACCAGAAGTTTCATTACCTTCTCTTGTTCTATTAAAAGAAAATAAAAACACACCTACATCGTTTATATCTAAATTAAGCATACCTTCTGCTATTTGTTGTGAAGTTCTAGAGTGTGTCCAATAATTATTAAAGTTATCGTTTATACCTGTTGCAATAGTTGATTGAGTTGCTGAACCAGTTACTGTAGCCGGAGCTGTTGTATAAGTGTAGTCAGTAGATTGACGAAATATATCACCAAGAGGCGTTTCATTTACAGTTATTTCACCGTCAGTAAAAGTTGTAACACCTTCACTAGCTTCTAAAACTACTAAACCACTATTTATATTTATTGTAAATATGTGATCAGTAAACTTACCACCAACGCTTGAATCAGCTTCAGCTGCTCCATTTTTTAAGTTCTCATCGTCAGAGTCTAAAACTCTAACACTAACAGTATAGCTAGCTTGACCTCTAAACAATTCGTTTAAAGTTATTTCACCAGTTTGATTATTTAATCTTAACTCAGGTATAACATAGTTATTGTTATTAATATCTCTAAGTGCATTAAAAGAATTAACTTGCAAATATGTTCCATTAGGATTTTCTTGACCAATACCTGTGTTAGATATAGTTACAGTACCATCTGAGCTTTCTATATAACCACTTGAAAACGTGTTTGTACTTCCTCCATTGTTTGAATCAACAAAAAACAAACCTAACTGTGAAGCATCTGTATCTACATCAACATGACCATTATTAGCTGTTATTGTGTGAAAAGGTGTAGAGCTAGGCGCTGCAACTCCACCAAAATTACCATTAGTAATAACAGGTGTTACATTTTCTAATTGCAAACCGTTTACAACTATGTTTTCTACTTCATCTGACTGATTAGTAACTTTAAATATAAAGTTATATTCTACAGGATATTGATCTGGATAATAAACAAAGTTACCTGTACCAGTTTTTGGTCTTAACTTATATTTATTATCGTCTGTGTCAAGTATAACTTCAAATCTATCAACATCAACTATTTGTCCAGCGCCATTACTGTTTACGTGAAATATACCTTGTTGTTGTAATATTTCAACTGTAGATATTTGATTTGCAGCTGTACCAAACGTTAATTCATTGTCAAACTGATCTATTAGTTTTAAAGTAGCTATTTTATTGTTAGTAAAAGCACCAACAGAATTAAAATACTGAACACCTTCTGAAAAGTTTTTATCAATTAACTCTATAGATTTTACAGTTGTTGGAAAAGCAACAGCTTCATTTAACTCGTGTATTAAACCTGCTGTTGAAGTTTCATAGTATATATCTAACGCAGACTCAAAAGGTTTTGTTTCTAATATAGATATTTTATCTTGAGCGTTATATTTGTACTCATAATATCTTACAGCTAAAGTTGTTGGATTTTCATCTGCTTTAAATCCTAAAAACACTTCATCAATTTGTCCATCACAAGTAACTTCAAAAACGTTACTGCTTTTTTCATATTTTATTATCTTAACAAGATCTTTATTTTTACCTTTTAAATAATTACCTATTTGAAAACTATCAGCATAAGCAGAGTGATTACCTGAATTGCTATCTTCCCAAGTTAATAATTTACTTTGTTTTTTAAGTTTAAGTTCGCCAGCAGTACCTGTGTGACTTATATTTTGAACATTACCTGTAAACCCAGTATTAACTTCTTTACCTACGTTAACAGTGTTATTACCATAAGGTAATTGAGCTACTAATGGATTTTTACTTGTTTCATATATAAATGCTAATGAGTCATCATTGTCATTTTTAAGACCTTGTTCGCTTGTAGTACCTATACTTATAACGTCTAGTACGCCTGCATCGCTTTGCGAGCTTGTAGCGTTGTCAGTAGAACTTGGTATTACTTTAGGATATATTATATTTTTACTAGTACTTAAACCAACTTCTTGTGTGTTAGCAAACTCTCTGTCTCTTGTAATTTTATTTATACTATCACCTATAATAGGTACATAAGTTTTATCTTGATCCGTACCGTTATCAAAAGTTATAATATTAGGTGAATAAACGTTGTAATACTCTTGTTCAGGTTGTTTTACAACAACTCTATATGAATACCAACCATGTGGTGTTATATTGTATTTATAAAAACTGTAAGTCTCAGGATTATTGTAAGTAGGAGAACTTATTGAACCTGTGTAGTTTTGATAAAGTAAAGACGCTGGGCCTTCTGTAAATATATTAAAACCTTGATCAAAAGGAGGTGAGCTGCTTGCTTCTGTTATTCCAACTATTTCAACAAAATCACTGTCTTGTCCTTTTAAATAATCACCAACACTAAAAGCGCTTGTTGTAGCAAATCCTGTTATTAATAAATGATATACGTCTCCAAAAGTCGAATGATTAACCAGTGTTTGGTAAGGCGTAACAGTCATTGTTAAAGGCGAGTTATTATTTGTAGTACCACTGTTAGCCACTAAAATAGGCTCTGAACTACCTAACAATGCACCTTGATATATGCTTTCTTGCACACTAGTAAACTGAAGTATTTCACCTGTGTTAAAATCTAAAATATATTTATTTATAACAGTTACACCTGGAGTAGGTACGCTATAACTTAATCTATGATAAACTTCAGTATAACCTGTTAAAACCGTATTAAACGTAGCATCTAAATAAAAGAAGTCAGTTTCTGAAGCGTTAGGTATACCTGTACTAGAATAATAAAACAAATCACCTATAATTCCACTTATATAAACTGAAGAAGAAAATAAAGTTTTATAAACACTATTTGTATAAGTTATTGTAGAACCTACGTTATTTATAGGTATAAAAGTCCCTCTAGCATAAGGATTAGGTATAGCTTCGTTAAAAGTTATAGTTAACGCATCGCCACAATAAGAACCATTACCTGGCGAGCTGTTAGATATCACACCTCCACTAGAGTTATTATTACCAGAATCACCTGAGTCCCAAGAACTACTATTAAAATTTTCATCTTTAGCTTTAACTTCAATAGAGCTATTACCATTTATAGAAGTTAATACTGGTGATTGTCTTCCAAATTTATCAGATAAAACTACACCAACCTCATAAGTTCTTCTTTGTTTTATAGAGTGAAAAGGATATTCTTTATGTAAATAGTAATTATTAAAATCTGCGTTACCAGCAAAATTATCAATATCATATTTATGATCTAAACCTACAGAAAAATTTAAACCTGGAGCTCCTAAATTTTTATTAGGCAGCTTTCTATTTTCTATGTAATTACCATAAACAACTCTATTAGAAACTATCTCTTGTGCTTTAGCTGCTAATGGTACATTATCATATACTCTTGTTGATTGATTTTGAGGCAGTGTTTTATAAGGCAGAGTTGATTTATATTTATAAGTGTAAACTCCAGTACTACTATCTGCGTCTTGTAAACTTTTTAACTCTACAGCTCTTATTAGATTATTATCAGACTCTTTAAATAGTATTTCAATAGCATTTATATCTAAATCTGTTCTAATTTTCTTTGAAGGTAATATAATATTTAAATCTACAGCGGTAACATCATTAACCATACCATCGCCAACACCATTGTTATCTTGAAAATACACTTCACCTTTTCTAAATATTTTCTGTAAATCAGTACCGTTATAGCTAGTAGTTTTTGGAATAAAACATATTTGCGTAAAAGGCGCTATTGTAGAATATTCACCGTCTATAAATCTATATCTATATGAAAATCTAACAAATTTTTCTCTTAAAAAGTCTTCTGGAAAGTTATTTTGAGAGCTTAACTCCATTGTAGATGTACCTTCTGTACCTGAAGTTGGAACATTACCATTTAAAGTTGTAGTATTGTAATCTAATAACAACGGTGGCATAAAAGGCGCAAACTTAGCTACGCTAATTTTTATTTCATCATTATAATGCTGTGGATTGTTTGCAGCTATAGATACATTTATTTTTCTAGGTTGATTTAAACCGTCTGTAAAAAACAATAAATCTTCTAATAAATTAACACCAGTTATTCTATGTGTTTTACTAAAGTTTAAATAAAGCCCAGAAACTAGCTTTGTAATTGTAGGTAAACCAGATCCGCTAGCGTTTGTAGCTACAAATATACCACAAAACAAATCATTGTTATTAGTAGCCTGATCTGCAGTTGATGGTCCGTCTTCGTCACCAACTAAACCTTGAAGCCCAGCGTCAGGACAAGTATAATTTGTAACAAAATAAAATATTCTATTATCTTTTTCGTCAAAAAAACTACCAATAGTTTCTAAGTTACTATACTGCAAAAACTCTGTGTCTAAGTTTTTAACAATAGAATTACCAACTACGTTTTGTATTGAACCTACGTCAGAGTCTTCAGATGTTGTAACTTGTATATTTTGTGCACTACGGTATTCTCCATTAGGTAAAACTCTACTATCAATATCTTGATTCATTTTACCTTGAAGAAACGTCTTTTTATCTTCAGCCATCTACTAGTTTTTAATTATTTTCGATTTATTTCTCATAACCTGAGCTATTTGCTCAAGTTTAATATTAGATAACCTTATCTTAGCGTTTCTAAGCGCTGCTCTTCGTTCTTTTTTGTATCTTTGTACTATATACTCAGATATGTTTCTTTTAACCGCTAAAACGTTATATGCGATGTGTTTGTATAAAGCTTCTTCAGCTAGTTTATTTACTTTCATTTCAGCGTCTGTACCAAGTCCATCTGATACGTATTCTAATACAATTAACTTTCCAGATAAATCACTACTAAAATTAAAAGTACCTTTTCTTTCGTTTATTGTAAAAAACCCGTTAATTTGTGTTGTCTCTGGATTTAAACCATATCTTTGACCATAATCAGCTCTTACATAATCTCTTGTAGATCTGTAATCACTATCTTCTGGACCTATATCTCCAGTTATATTGCTAGTGTCAAATGAACTCCATCTATCTTTAGTAACTGAACTTGTTTCAACAGCACTTCCATTGATGTCAAAAACATAATTAAAGTTTTCATCTTGTAGCAGTGGTTGTGACGGAGTAGTTGTTAATGTTGTTGGGTATATAATTCTTTTAACGCCTGAACTATCTATGTAGCAAATTTTAACATAATTAACATAGTCTTGAGGCATTGCCATAGCTAAAGATGGTCCTAATTCTATTTCTTGAGATTTTATAGTTTTTAAAACATCATAGCTAAATTCTTGTAACCCTCTTTTAGCGTGAAATACAACATCAGACTTAGACACATGATCTATAAGCTTACCATCACCAACATAAGCTATCATAAAATTGTCTACAATATCTTTTATAGAAGTGTATTGATATGTTCCAAAATCAAAATCTAATAATTGTACTAAAACAAAACCAGCATCATTACTTTCTAAAAACTGTTGAGCAGCTCCAGTAAATGTTATAGTAGATCCTGAAATAGTAAAATCAAAAGTCTCTTGATTAGTAGATCCAACAGATCCATCGTTTGTAAAAGCTCTTACCTGACTTGTTGTAGGTAAAGGATCAAACGTTAATGTAAAAGAAACTGTAGAACCATCGGCTATAAGCGTTTGGGTGCCGTTGTAATAATTTTCTTCAGTTACTGTTCCTAATAGTCCCATATTATTGTTCTAGTTGAGTTGTACTTTGTTCTTCTTGCATAGCCGTTTGTATAACTAGTGGATCTTTTATAGTTACACCAAAATGTCTAAGTATACTTAATATTAAATCAGGTTCATCAGATGAGTGTAACCTAAAATTACTGCTTGTTAAAGAGTCATAAGTATATATTGGTGTACCAAAACTTGTAGTATCAGCCGTAGAGTTCCAAATCGGATCAGCCGGTCTGCCTACGTAATATAATCTAACACTTGTTATTGTGTCTGGAAAAACATATAGTCTGTCCGCGGAGTAATAATACATTGGAAAAGTAGTTGACGGAGCTGTCAATTTAGATGAAAACAAAAACGGTAGCTTAGATTTTTCTACGCGCTCTATGTCTGTTAAAGTATCAGTTGTTGTTAAACTAAGCGTTGCGTAAATGTTTGATATAGGATAGTTAGGCACATTAAAATATCCAGAACTTTCAACAGTCAAGTTTGTAAAATCACAAAAAGGATCAAGCTTGTCCATTATTTTTCTAGGTATATCACCATAACCTTGAGCACCTCTACCACTTGTTTGTTTAGCTACAGCTTGATTATATTCATAAAAAGCTCTATCTAAAAGCTCTATTTGAGCTACTGGTGCAATTTTGTTAAAATTATCTGGTGTCATATAACCACTACCTTTCTTGTTTAATATTGAAAGAACAGTAGTATATACTTTGTTTACGTCAATCGCCATATTTTTATATTTATTATAGTAGTATAGCCACTATTATTAGCGGCTATACCACATATAATAGTTACGCTATTTTAGCTTTTTTTCTATTGATTTAAAAATTTCTACACCTTCGTCTGTCTTTAAAAACGCTGCAAAAGCAGAATACGGATTTTCATCAAAAGGCACAGTCATTAATTTTTTATCATTTGATCCCCATGTAAAAGTTCTTTGATCTTGAGATAATTTAATAATTCCCATGTTAGCAGCTTTAATACTTAAGTTTCTAAGCTCTACATTTTCATCATTTACTAAGTTTAAAAACAAAACTGGATTTTGTCTAGCAAACAAATATAAATCTCTTTTTAATTCAGAAGAGCTCATATTATCCACTTGAGAACCAAGTTCAACTCTTAATATAGCCTCAGCTTGGTCAACGCCAATAGCCACAGCTGTATTTAAAGCATCCATTTCAGTTTCAATACTTACTAAATCTTCTTTAGCTTCTGCTACATCATCTCTCTCGTTGTATACTATTCCTTTTTTAGGGTGATATATTGAAAGTAATTTTTGTAATGCTTGATCAGATTTAGGAACAAATAAAACTCCGTCTTCAAAAATAATGTGAGATAAAATAGCATTACCGTCTTGTTCATCAACAAAACAAGATCTTTGGTTTCTCGCGTATCTTATTTCTCTATTGTAATTTTTTTCTGGATCAAACCATAACAAAGGTTTTCTAGGTGTTGATTTAGAAGTTAAAACATATGTTAAAGGATTTGAGTCTCCTCTTAAATAATATTGTCTGTCTTTAACTTCCCATTGTGGTTTTTTTGGTGTTGTAGTTTTTTTAACTACGGGCTGAGGTGCAACCTCAACAGTTTCTTCTGCTTGAGCTTTTTTAGCCATGATATAATATAATTAAATAGTTTATAAAAATAAACCTAAAGGCGCCATAAAGACGCCTTTGGTTTACATTAATTAATTGATCTATGCGTCAATTGCTAGTGCACACGCCGTAATGTCTGGGTCAGCAAATACGCCTCCCAAAGCGTCTGCAACAACTATAAATCCGCTATTATCAGCAAAACTTGCAGCGTTAATAGCTTTGCAAATTGAGTTAATAACTTTTTTATGTGTGTTAGCAGTAATCGTTAAGTCAACTCTATCAACTTCGTTTGCAGTAGCTGAGTTACTGCTTGAAGGTTTAAAGTTCATACCTAGCGATGTTCCGTCTGTAGCGCCGTTTGCTATTGTAAATCCAATAAATCTACTTAGTGGAATACAAGCAAAATCTCCAGCTGCATCGATAGCATCTCCGTCTGAAAAATACAAAAATTTATCCATTTTTTTTTAGTTTTTAAAAGTTAATATTATGATTCTTTTAACATCACGAAGTTATTAGCTCCTTGAACCACTAAACATCTTTCAGATAAATAATGTACTTCCATTACGTCATCTCCAGTGTATGAAGCAGATCCAACAGAACCAGTTACCCAAGACTTCATTCTTCGGTCATCAGTTTGTGAAGCTCTGTATCGTACGTGTAAGAAAGGACGAGTCATGTTTTTACCAAGTGTTTGGTCGTAAACTGTAGAAGTTCCAGCAGGAATTAAAATTCCAGAAACATCTCCAAAACCACCACGAGCAGCAGCATCATTTAAGTATTTCCAGTCAGACTTGTAGAAATCGTAAGATCCTCTACGGAAAGCTGAGAAACCTAAGTTTAATGCCATATCAGCGTCGTTGTTGAACACTCCAAAAGAAGCACCACCTTGATAGTTAGCGTTTAATCCAGCAACCATATCATCTATAGTAAGAGCTAAATCACGGTTAACATAAAGCATGTTTTCTTCAATAGCACCTTGCTTATCTAGATTTTTTAATAATAAATCATAGTCACCAAGAGTAGCTAAATCTTCAAATACATTACCACGAGCTTCAACAGCAGCAAAAAGACCTTCAGTACCAAATCCTTCACCAGCAATACCTAAATCAGTATCAACAGTTGAGCTTCCTGGAACACCTTTAACAGATTCTATTAAAGTTGTTTCTAAATAATCTTCAAAACGCAGTCTAGTTTCGCCAGCAGCTTTTAAATACCAAGAAAAACCTACTTGACCAGCTTCATCAGTTGTTTCAACCCATCCAATCTGAGCAGTGTCAGATCCGTGAATCTTAAAGTGATCTTTAATGATTATTGGACGGTTGTCAAATTTAGTGAAAGTTGGCTTAAGTTCTCCTACCATAGAAGAAGTTCCTTTAGCAAACTCAGAACCTACAACAAATACGTTACATCCTAATCCATCAGAACCAAAGTCAGCAGATAAAGTTGCAGTTTTGTAAGGTTTTACGTTAAAAGTTTGTCCACTTGTTGCAGAAACTCTACAATAGTTAGTTTTTAATCCAGTCGCAGAGTCTGTTAAAATTACAGTAGCACCAACACGTACAGAGTTAGTGTAGTCAGATCCTAAAGTAACAAGACCTGAAGAAACTGTTGTAAGAACACAAGTTTCGTTTCCACCAGCTTTGTGCTTGTATGCTAAGTGTAATCTATTTTGCTCAGACCAAACTATTTGATCAGATTGCATAGGCATTTCAGCGCCTACCATTTGTAAAAATCCACCAATTGTACGGTTTCCGTATCTTTCGATTTCTTCTTCGTACAGCTCTGGTAAATATTGCTGAGCCCATCCTTGTCCAGCTGTGTTAGCTAGATCTAAATAGTTCCCAGTACTTACTGTTTGGCTTGGTGAGCCAGTCAAGCTGAAGCTTCCACCCAAACCTAAAGAGGTATTAAATCCCATTTTTTTGTTTTTTTAAATTTTATCGTTTAATTTTTACTTTCAACCTCGAACTATTATCACCGCCTAATACTTTAACTTTCATACCACCAGCATCAACAACTTGGTTTACTTTTCTAGCACCCATGTCTATATTTTTTGATTTAATGGCTGTTTCTTTAATAGCATCAGCCTTACCTTGCTCATAAAAATGTTGAACTATTTTATCAATATTTCTACCAGCAAATAAAGCTCTATGATAACCAGCAGCGTTTTGCATCATATTATTTTCATCTAAGAACTCCTTAACGAAATTAGATATGTCACTCTGGTAATCCTTAACAGCAGCCGCGTCTTTTACATTGTACCTATATTTTTTGTCTCCAACTCTAAAATCAAAACCTTTGAAGTTTTCGTTAAAAACATTATTGGTAGTTTGCTCAAATTGCTTATACTGCTTTTGTTGGATCTCATTGGCAGTGGTTTGTTTTTGGTTATATTCGTTATAAAAGTTAATAGCCTCTTGCTGATCTTTAGACAACTTAGAAGTTAACTTAACTTCTTTGTAGTATTCGTCTTTTAAATTAGTAAGAAACTTTTTAGCTTTCGCAACTTCTTCTTTAAGAGCCAACTTCTTTTTTCTAATATCTCTTTGCTCATCAAGTTCTTCATCATATGAAAAACTATCTTCAATTAAAAAGTTAATCTCATCATTATCAAGGTGAGACTTAGTTGACTTATAATATTCTTTTAATAATGTATTGTTATCTACATTTGTATAGTCCGCGTTTAATCTTGCGTAATCTTCTATACTTCCACCAGTATCTTCCATAAACTTTACCAGACTTTCAATGTTTTCTGGTAGTTGTCTTTGTTCTTGTACTGGTTGTTTTTCTTCTACAACAGGTTGCTCTACAACAGGTTGTTCAATAACGGGCTCTTCTTCTGTTATCTCTTGTATAACTTTTTCTTCGGCCGGCTCTTCGTTATTTTCTTTTTCCGGTTGCTCTTGTGCTTGCACCCGCACTTCTTCTTTATCATCTGTTTCTGTTTCTTGTTGATCAGTTTTTTTAATTCTACTTAAATCAACTTTAAAAGTTCCATCAGCTTTTCTTTCTACCGCTGGAGCTTCTTTTTGTTCTTGTTCGACTTTTGGTTGTTCTTGTGTTTCAACAACCTCTTCAATAACTTTGTTTTCTTCTGACATAATATAATATAATTAAATAGTTAAGGTATTATTACCTTGGCTCAAATTGCTCTAAGCCAAATCCACCTAACGTGTCCATACCAGCAGACTCAAAATTTTTAGGTGGTGAATTTGTTTTTCTTTGATTTATAAGCTCACTTTGTTGTGTAGCTTGTATTTTAGTTCTTTTGTCTTTACGATCTTCTTTGAACTTATCTTTTTCTTTAGCAATAGCTACTTGACCTTGTTGTAATTGTCTGTTTATTTCAAACTCATATTGCATTAACTTTCCATTTTAGCTATTTCAAGTTGAGACTTCATTTGCTCTAATTGCATTTTAGACTCTACAAGAGCTTGTTCTTTTTGCATTTCTGCAGCTTGAGCAGCTTGAGCAGCTTGAGCGTTTGCTTGACTTTGAGCTTGTATATTTTGTTGAGCTTGCTGCTGATCAATATCCTGTTTTTTCTTACGTCTTATTTTAAGAAGTTGATTAGCTAATTTTAAGTTTCTAACTTCTCTTATATCAATAGCATCTTCTAAATATATTTGTCCAGACTGCAAAGCTACTTGTATGTTATTTTCAAGCATAGCTTTTTCTTCTTCGTCTGGAGCTAATTCTAAAAATATTCCAAAATCATGTAAATACAAGTTAGACATTTCTTCTAAAGTAGATACATTAAATTTACCTAGTGTTTTTATAAAAGACTCTTTAGTAGGTGAATATTCTATAACATCAGAAACACGCATTGCAATACACTCTGCCATTGATAGGGTTATATACAAGCTTGACTGCAATAAGTGTCTAGTTGCTGTGTTAGAATTAGCAGCAGCTAATTTTTGTAAACCTACTAACGCGTTTGCATCTGGCATACTTCCGTCTCTAGCTTCGTTTAAACCAGTTACATCTCGCATCATTTGTAAGTAATAATTGTATGTGCTAATAAGAGAAGATATTTTATTATTACCTCCACTTGTGTTTATTTCTCTAATAGGCAATCCACCTCGATTCATGTCACCATCTTGTGTCATTGATCTACCGATAACAGAACCTGTTTGAAAATACATGTTTAATGCTTCAGCAGGATTGTAATTAGTACCATTACCTAAATCAACTTCAGCTAATCCATCAGCATCAAGATAAACACCATCTGGAACCATTTTAGATAATACTTGCTGTAGTTTTAAGTGAGTTATTTGTATCATATCTGCAAAGTTAGTCATACGACTTACTAAGCTTTCTATACGACCTTCATACATACGCGGTGCACACACAGCATAACTCATTTGAGCTTTTGTTGTGTCTGCTTTTGGTCGCATCATATTTCTTTTTAGCTCCCACTTTAAAATATCTTTAGAGCCTACAACTTTAACACCTTCGTATATAACTTCAATAGCTCTATCAACTTTTTCAAAATCTTCTGAAGCAGGTGGATTAAATGTGTCGTTTTTTTCTATAGCCTTTTTACCACCTGTGGCTGTAGTTTTTATTTTGTGAACTTGATTAGCATATGTTTTATATTCAAAATATAATACAGTTACACTATTTTCTTCATCTCTTTTAGTGTTGTATCTACCGCTATTGCTATAATAACCGTTATAACCTTTATACTCTTCTAGCTGTGAGTCTGTAAGCTCAGGAAACTCTTTTTTAAGTTCGTTTAAATAAATTTCTTTTACTTCACCTATGTAATATATATCGTCAAAATAAGGTGAATTAGTATTAGAATAAACTAAATCAGCAGGATCTACATATTCTACTTTAATACCTTCTGCTTTATTAAAAGAACTTTTAGCAGCACCTATACCAATAACTGTTAAATCATTATTTATTCTTCTAGATATTTGTTCGTATTTATTTTTATCAAAAATACTATTTATAGCTTCTTCTTCTGCTATTTCTACAGCTTGCTTATAATCTAGCTGCATGTGTAATTCTAATTCTTCTGTTGTTTCTGGTAGATTAGCTTGATCTGTTTGATATATATCTAAACCCATTTGAGCAGCAACAGCGTCGTTAAATGGTTTAGCAACCATGTCTTCAGCTATTCTAGTAACATAATCTGTTCTTTCTTTTATAGAAGCTGGATCTTGAGAATATGCTTTTATATTGTAAGCTCTATCCGCCATACCATTTACTACAATATCTACAAACTTAGGTATAATAGGTACAGGTTTCCAGTCTAAATTTAAGTAAGATAAATCACCGTTTACAGATAATTCATCTTTATATTTTCTAACAGATTGTTCTCCTCTAGCGTATAACCTTAACGAGTGAAACGATCTTCTACTAGTAGCGTATCTACCAGCACCGTTTTTATCGTTATAGCCATCTTTAGTGTTAAACCACTCTTGCTCTATAGCTTTACCAACTTTACTGCCATATTCTAGAGACATTTTCTCTAAATCACTAACAGCTTGGCTAGGGAAAGAACTTTTTATAGCTTTATTAACCATTTATTTAAATTATTTTTGATCTAAATCCTTTATTGTCGTACCTTTTTATACCAAGGTTTATTTGTATTGTTTCTCTTTTTTGCGTTGGAGAATAAAGATTTTTATTACACGCCATTATCGCTAATCCTGAACTAATAGAAGCATCGTATTTTGTCCTATTATTTATATCAAACTTTGCCCAGTCTTCAAGAGTTCTATTAAAATACATACTACCATAGCCTTCATCGTTTTGACCTACATATTTTTCAATATAAGATTCAATAGCAGCAGCATGTGATTGTTTCATGTCTACAGAAGAATTTGGTATACCACCTATTTCTTTTTCTGTAACTGATAATTTATTATATACTTTATCAGGTCTGTTCATACTAAAACCTCTATAACCTCTTCTTTTAAAATGATATAAAAGTCTAGGTTTATTATTTTCTGCTAATATAGGCATACCATAAAATACGCAAGCCATGAGTACATCTTCAAAAAATATTTCAGCGGTTTGAGGTCTCGCAACATATTCTAAAAAAAATTGATTAGAAGGCGCTTCGTCCATATTAAACTTTGTTAAACCATGTAAAGCTCCATTAGAACCTATACCGTCAACAGTACCTGATATATCGTAGCTATCACAACCAAAAGCACCAATGTGCTCATTAGCTGGATATTTAACTCCGTTTTTTAAATTAATTCTATTTTGCATTTCAAACTTAGGTACCCAAGATATTTTAAACCTACCATTGTTGTTAGGCATAAATTCTACTGTAGAATCTTTAATACCATTTTTCCATTGAAATGAACCTTTTGTTACTAGCGTTGAATTTATTAAATCATCATTGTAATCTATCTGCTCATATATTTTAGTTAGATTAAACAAAGATTGTTTAGCTTCGTCTCTAAAAGCGTGACTTTCAGTTCTTGGAAACTGTCTATAAAATTCATTTAAACTGTCTTGATCGTTTTTTAAACCTTCAACTTCGTTTTGCCAATAATCAATTACACCTTGCTTTATTTTATCCCCAGCCGCATCGAGTACCGTTTGGTTTGGAGTCTCGAAGACAGGTGTTCCATACATATCAATATATCCTTCGTAGTTCCATTCCATAGGTATGAACAAAGAATATAATCCTGAAGCAGTCTGTCCATTGCGGTTTCTTTTTGTAACGTCTGAGTCATAATAAAGTTTTTTAAAGTTATCACCGCCTTTGTCTAATGAGTTACTAGTAGAACCCATCATACATTTACCTATTATCTTACTACCTAATCTTAACGTCGTTTTCGTGACACGCCAGTTGTTGAGGATGTTGTTCGGCTTTTCCCACTTGCCGCTCTCATCATGGACGAGGAGTTTAAGTTTCTCACCGTCATACGAGTTGTCGCCTGTGTTTTTCCAATCGATCGTTGTGTCAAGCCCGTCGAGTTCTTGTAACTTCTCGTTTGTCTCAAGTTTTTTACGGGTAAACTTTGAGGCTGGTACCCTGTACGCCAGCTCTGTCTTTGGACGGTCCATTCCGTCCTGAATTGGTTTGAAAAAGAAGGGGTAATTAACCGATATCGGTACCACCTTGTCTGTAAACATCTTCTTTGCGTCAGGACCAGACTTTGATAATATCCCAAATCTAGAGTCGCTTGATATGGTTGCCATATTAACACATTCTCCCGAGGCCATAAATGAAAACCCAGAACGCCTGTTCTTAAGGTAGCACATACCATAGGATCTGTAATCGGCCTTACAAGCCTCCCAGAATATGTAAAATAATCTGTTTGATTCACGGAAGTCTGGTGCTCCCACGTCGATTTTACTCCACTGCAAGTACATGTAATGAGTACCAGTAATGTAAGTAGGAATATCTTTGTTATAAAACCAAAAACCTTCCTCTCTATAGGTAAACTCATTATCGATGTAATCATACCATTTTTCTTTAAATTCATTTGGGTATTGTTCCCAGTCAAAAACAGATTTTATTCTACTTAATACTTTTGGATATTCAGTGTATTCCCAAGTATTTGTTTTAAACTTTTTAACATTAACAGGTTTTGGTAAAGCTATTTTAAGATTTTGTATTTCAATTACTTCACTTATTTCACCTGTTTTAGATATAACAACCATATCATAGTCTTCGTTATATCCATAATCCCATTTTTTATACCTATTGTTTTTGTTTAATGTTTTAGGTTTTATGTGATCATTTAATGTTTTTACAAGAGTTTGCTCGTAACTCATTTTGATCTACCTTCAGCAAAACCTTTAAAAGTTCTTTCTTGTTTAACTTCTTTTGGTTTTTCATTTAACATCTCTTCTTCTTGCTGTATTCTAGTAAGTATTTCAAACGCATCAAATATAGCTAGTTTTTTTGTAGCAGCAGCGTTTTTTAATCGATCAGCAGATATATCGTCATCTGAATCAACTATAGGTTCTTTAGCAACCTTAATAAGTTCTTCCACAGCCTTTTGTCCAGCTTGGATTATATTCAACTTCGTCTCCTTTGTATTCATATTTAATTGTAATGTCTTTTGTTTTCATACGATATAATCTGCACTCATCAATAACAAACTCGTATTCACTATCAGGACTAAACCCAACTATATCACCTTCGTTTATTTTAAAAGCTTCTAACGAACTATTACCGTATTTTAATATACCAACGCGAGTTTTTTCTTTTAATCCACTAGAAAAAGCTTTTTGAGTTTCAGCTATTGGTTGTATAAAACAATAATCCATAGGTGATTTCCAGCAGTTTTTTCTTTTATATAAAAACACTTGATCGTGATAACAAAAATAAAGATCTTCTTTAAAATATGAGCTACTGTTTTTTTCAATACCTCTTACGTTGTAAAATCTTCTAAACACATTATGATGAACTATAACTTCATCTCCAACTTTAATGTCAGTTTTTCCAACTAAAGGTATAGATTTTACTACACCTACACGATTAACAAATTTATGATCGTCCATAGTAGTATTAACTATAAGCTCTTTACCACTGACGTTTACTTTATTTACATACCTACCGTTTTTAGGCTGTATAATAAAGTTATATAAACTTTGCATTAATACTCTAAATTATATTCTATTGATATAGCCATGTTGGAGTTAAACTTTTTCCAAGGTATGACTTCGTTATTTTTTTTTATATATATGTTGTACGATCCATCTTTTTGATCGTGAAGTATATCAGATATGCAATGACCTCCGTAGACTTGTTGGCCTACGGAATAATGCATTGCTTCATTTTTATAATCTGTACCTATACTTATTTTTCTAATTAGCTTCGCCATCTTCTTCAGCTATTTCGTAAGATCCGTCTTCTAGGCTAACATTTATCTTACCGTATTTTTCTTCTAACTCTGTAGCAAACTTTCTTGAATCAGATGCTATTTGTGCGAAGGCATGAAGCAGTTCATGTTTTTGTGCTTCAGCAAAACCAATTTGATTTAACAACTTTGCTTTTTCAGTTTCTTGCGATTTTAACTGATCAAGCTCTTTTTTTTCAATTTTTTTACTCATTTTAATTTGATTTAATTATTATTTAATTTACTATATACTAATTACTTATAATACAATTTATTTACTTTTAAACATACTTGTAGCTTTTTCTGTCGTTCGTCCTCCAAAATAAGCTAAAACTACCGCCATCATAACTTTTTCAAAAGTATCGTTCCATGTAACACCTATATTAAAAGGTATTGACTCAACACTGTCTAATATGCCAGCAAGTGAAAAAATAGTTATACACCACACTAGAACCAATGGTCGTACATTTTTACTAAGCCAAGAGTCAGATGTGGCGTCTGCTTGCCAACGATTTGTTATAGCTTCTATTTCTTTATTTTGTTGATCGTATATTAGTTGTTGTAGTTTTATTTTATCTTCATTAGAAACATCTGCTTTAGTTATTTCAGCTATAGCTTCTTTAGGACTTACAACACCTTGTAAAACTTGACCAAGTGCTGGGTTTATTACACCTGCAGCACCTAACAATAATTTACCTACTGTCGTGTCTTTAAATTTTTTCTTTTTATCACTCATTACCATTTAACTTTATTAGCCCAATAAGCTGCGCTCATTTTACCTTTAGCTATATTTTTTCTATGTCTAGCTTTAAAGCTTTTACGTCTTGCTTTTTGTTTAGCTGATTCACCTTTTTTAGGTTTACCTGCTGTTGTTACGCCTTGCTGACCAAATCTTATAATTTTTTCTACACCTCCAGAGCAAGCTTTAACAACATGAGATTTTGTCCTATGCTTTGGTGTTCTTCTAGGCTTATTACAAGCCATTTTACTTTTTATTAGCTTACCCATAACTATTTAGTATACTGCTACAATTTCATCAGCTGTAGTAGCAAAAGCAAAAACTCTGTCTACAGAAAAAGGTAAAAATGTACCAGCAGGTACGTTTTCAAACAAAGTAGCTCTATATACTTCATAGTTTTGACTAGTTCCTGAAAAAGCTGTTGAATCTGTAGAAAAGCTAGCGTTCATACACTGTATGCTTGTTGCTGCTAAAACAGCTTTAACAAAAAATGCAGTATTTGCAGTTGTGTTTAAAACAACATCTAATTTTTGTATAAAATCAGTTCTATCGTTTTGTGTAGTAAAACTTTTAGTATCATCTAACAACGTAGTATTTCCACTACTATTTGTGCCTGAAACTATAATATCACTTTGCTGCGAAAGCAATACACACACATTTCCAGTAGTCCCAATATAAAGCCCAGCGTTATCGTAAGCTGTTACAGTTGTTAGTTGAGATAAGTTTTTTTCATTATCTAAATGATTAACGTGCCCGTTTTTTAGCACTGCTGCTCTAGAAACAGTTATAACGCCGTTTTTTTCTCTGTAAGTTGCGTGATGTTTATCTTGAACATCAACAATATCTCCGTATGCCATTTTTTATTTTTTTATCTAGTTTTATCTTTATTAATTAGTTTAATAGCTTTTTTCATTACTTTATCTGTATACGTTTGACCTTTCATTATAGGATTTCTTCGTATACTTATAGGCAAGTCTTCTTCGCCTAATAATATTTTATATATTCTATTTATTAAAAGTTTACACTTAACAGATGTTTTGTATAAGCTATATTTTTGTGTTGTATTATTTTTATGTCTCCAAACAATTATCCAACCTTCTCTTACTAATCTTTGCCATCTTCTTTTATCCCAAGAATACGTATAAGTACCATTTAAAAAATCTTGACGTGTAAATAAATCCATACAATCAAAATATATTAAAAGCTCAAGATCAGCATCGTTTAATTTATTTGTTTTACAAGCCCACTTTCTTATTATTCTATAGTGTTTAAAAAGACCTATTTCTCTTATGTCTTTAGCTTCTAATTGTCTCATAATACAATAACAACATCTGGTTGTCTAATAACAAGATAAAACTTGTCTTCAACTTCTACACCAAAACCAGCATTTTTATCATAATAAACAGTATCACCGTCTTTTACACCTTCAACTAAATTTCCGGCTGACTTAATAATACCTTTACGATATCTAACATCTTCTTTTATTTTATCTGTTAAAAGTAACCCACCTTTTGTTTTAGTAGGTTTTTCTTTTATTTCTTCTACAACTAAAAATATACCTACTGCTCTCATAACTCTCTCATGTTGCTAATTACACAATCAGTAGATAATATTGTAGTTGCTACAGATACAGCGTTTTTTAAAGCTGTTTTAGTTACTAGCACTGGATCTATAATACCAGATTTAACCATATTAGCTGGTTTGCCAGTTACCACATTTATACCCCAACCTTTTTTGTTAAGCTCTTCAAAGCTTATACTAGCGTTGTTTAGTATTGTTTTATAAGGTGCTTTTATAGCTTCTATAAATATTTTTTCACCTTCAGTTTTACAGCTTAAACTATTAGCTGCATTTAATAAAGCTACACCTCCACCTGGAACTATACCTTCTTTTATTGCAGCTTTTGTTGCGTGTATCGCGTCATCAACTCTGTCTTTCTTTTCTTTTAACTCAACATCAGAGTTAGCACCTACAGTTATAACTGCTACATTACCAGATAAAACGCCTAAACGTTCTTGTAGTTTTTCAGTTTTTAAACCAGGTGCGTTTGTGTTAATTTGATCTTCAATTGATTTAATTCTTTCTTTAGCAACTTCAGAAATATTAGATATTTTTAAAACTGTTGATTTACTGTCTGAAACAGCACTATCACATTCACCTAACATATCTGGAGTTATAAGATCTACATCATCGCCGTATTCTTCGTTAATATGAACAGCTCCAGTAACAGCAGCAATATCATCTAAAAAATCTTTTTTCCAGAAACTAAATCCTGGAGGCGCAACAACGTTTGCTTTTATGTTACCTTTTATTTTATTCATAACTAAAGCGCTCATAGGTTGTTTATCTAATTCACCTATAATTAAAATGCTTCTGTTATTTTCAACAGCATATTCTAATACTGTTTGTATTTTTCTTACAGTTGTTATTTTAGAAGAAACTAATAATACTAAAGGTTTTTCAAGAGTAACATTTTGTTTTGTCACATCTGTTACAAAGTTTGGGTTTGCAAAACCTTGATTTATCTGAGAACCTGAAACAAGTTCTACGCTAGTTTCTTCAGATTTAGTATCAGTGTCCATAAGCACAACACCGTTTTTACCAACCTTTTTAAAAGCATCACCAATTATGTAGCCAAGGTTTTTATCGTTATTTGACGATATGCAAGCAACTTGGTCAATCATATCACCTTCAACAGGTATTGATACTTTATTTAAATACTTTATAGTTTTATCGTAACATTTTTGTATATCTTCTTTTATGTTACGTAAAGATTGTTTATGGTTTTTAGCTTTATCTATAAAAGCATGAGCTAAAACTGTAGCTGTTGTAGTACCGTCTCCAGCTTCGGTTACAGTTTTTCTAGCAGCCTCTTTTATTAATGTAGCACCAATATCTTCTACAGCATCGTGTAGATTAACTGAGTTAGCTACAGTTACACCGTCTTTTGTAATTAACGGTCGACCCATAAAGTCTTCTAATATAACACACTTACCGCTAGCTCCTAATGTAGAGCTAACGGCTTGTGTTAATTTTGTAATACCATTAAACACTTTTTCTTGAGCATCACTGCCAAAGTTTAAGTGCTTCACTATTTTTTGTGAGTTTTGCATTATATTAAATTAAATTTGATTAAAAAATACTACTTAAATGTTTTAACTACTTTAGGTCCTTTTAAATAGTCAAGCTTTTTTGTATAATGCTCAACTGAGCTGTCTATTGCTTGCTCAGCACCTTCAATAGTTTCTCGACGAGTAACGTCGATCCAAGTCTCTTTATTAGGGTCTTGGTACTCGGTTTGATAAAATCCATTAGGCAACTGTACTATACGCCAATTGGCTTTTTCAGATACATGCTCCCATAGTTTTTTGGTTTCATCGGAAATTTGTGGTTGACTAGTCCACGTATTAGTCGAATAATAAAACGTCATAGTTTTTGGTTTAATTGTTATTATTTGGTTTGCACTTACCCGTGCCGGGTTTATTTTTTGGCTTTATGTTTTTTTCTTATAGCCTCTTTACCTCTTTTAGCTATAGCTGCTTGTTGTTTTTTACCAGCAACTCTAGCTCTTTGTTCTAATACAGTTAATATTTGTATTTTTCTAGCAAATGGTTTTTTAATTCTTTTTACTTTAGCTACAGTAGCTCTAGCATCTGCAGGGGTTTTAAACTTAATACTTACTGTATCTTTTGGGTTTTCATCAGTATATAAACGTCTTCCACTGCCTTTTGGTTTTTTGCCAGTACCTTTTTTAGGATCTGGTTTTCTTTTAGCAGGCATTATTTTTTATGTACTTTCTGCATTGGAAAATTAAAAGACTGGCTAGCTCCTTTATGTGGCTTATATCCGCCAGCAGGATTTTTCATTAACTTAGGCATGCCTTTTCCAGACTTCATCCAATGATACCCTTTAGGTGCTTTTACTTTCATATTATTTCTTTTTATTCGTTTGCATATTAATAAACCAGTTGGCTAACTGTTTGTCTCTAGCAGTAGCGTTTTTTCTAGCTTTAAGCTTTTTAGCTTTAGCTATAGTTACATCTCCACCGTATAACTTACTTATTCTAGCTTTTAAAACACCTCTATATGTTTTTCCTGGTTTTTTCATTTAGTTTTAGAGCCTAGTCTTTTATTAACTATATTTCTAGTAGTTACCATTTTTTTAGCATAACTAGGTCTTTTTTTTCTATTAAAAACGATCTGTTGGTTTAAACTACCTATAATAGCTTTTTTGTTTTTGCGTCTAGACTTTATAAGCCAAGTAGCAAGACTTGATGGTGATAGTTTTTTAAACTTACCTTTAGCATCAGCATATTTAGAGTCTTTCCAAGTTGGTCGTTTTGCAGCCATAATTAATATAATATATTTGCAGCGTTTTTATTGATTTTTCTTTGCTGCTTGCTTTCTAATATTTTTAATAACTATTGCAGGTATTGAATCTGATGTTCTAGCTCTTTCATCTAAATTAACATTTCGATATGTATCCATACCTTTAAAAGGATTAGGCTTCATGTTTGTTTTTTCTTTGTAAGCTTTTTGATATTTATTTAGCTTGTCTTTTTTCTTTTCATCATCACTAACCATTTTAGGTCCATCATGATATTTTGTTGGCTTGTACATTTTAGCATGATCCATTTTAGGTACTAAAGCCCCAGCCATTTCTTGAGCCATTTTTGGGAAGTTTTTATCATCTACCATTTTTGGCATAGCCATTTTAGCTCTTATATCCATCATTTTAGCTTTTCCTACGTATTGTAGTTCAGGGTTTTTTTCTGCTAAAGCTTTTAACCCTGCTGATTTAGGTTTTCCGTACATTTTAGGTTTTTTTTCTGAGTGTCCGTATCCAGGCATAATATTTATTTTTTGCGTTTATATATTTGTTTTATTTTTTTTTCAACTGTTGCTTCCCAAGGAAGATCTCTTCTTCTAGTATCAATATGTTTCATAGGTATTGTTATCATTTTATTACTACCTTTAGGTTTATATTGATATTTGTTTGTATCAAATTTTAATACACCATCACGTATTTGTTGAAGATGTAGTCTCTCGTGCATTACAGCTTTTGCTTTTTGACGAGCGCTAAGATTTTTATTAATGTTTATAACACCGTTCATGTCTACCATACCCCAGACATTTTTAGGCATTTTGCTTTCAAAAACTATAGATTTTTGCTCAGAGTGCTCAGCGTTAAAGCCAAGCACTTCTGGTATAGTTTTCATTTTAAAAGCCATGTTATTATGTGTTAGTTACTGCACTAGCACCAAATACTTCAGCAAGCCAAACTTCAGCTGCGTTAGAATCTCCTGATCCTAAACAAGTTACTCTTACAACAGTGCCTAAAGACGCGCTGTTTGGTATAGTTAAAGTATCTCCAACAGTATCTGTTATAGAAGTAGCACCGTTAAATCCATACATAAAAAACTTATCATTCCCATCAGTTCCGCTGGTATTTATTGTTATAGTTTTACTAGCATTAACGGCTTTAGTACATACAAAAGTATAAGTAATACCAGCTTTATTTGCGCTATCAATAACAGGTAAGTTAAATACAATATTATTAGTATCTGCATCACATTGTATAATAGCACCAGATTCATTAGCTGTTAAATCAACTGTTTTATCTCCAGAGTCAGCAGTAACTGATAGTACTGGTTTTTTATAACCAAAACCATAACCAACAGCTGTCATATCTGTATCAGAAAGAGTAGCTCCTCCGTCAAAAACTCTAGCACAGTCGTTACCGTCAAACTGTCTAAATCTAACATCTTGTGAGTCTTGACCAGAGCTAATGCCTTGAGTATAAACATTGCTAAATGTATAAGTAGCAGATCCTAAAGTAACACTGTTATCAGCGCCTGGTTCAATAGCCGTTACAGATCCATTACCTAAAGTAATTTTATTATCACCGTGACCAGCAGCGCCATTACCTATTACTGTTTGATTAGCTGCTCCAACTGCAGAAAAAGATGTGTTATATCCTATAGCTGTATTTCCAGATCCTGTTGTTACGGCATCTCCAGATAAAGCTCCAATAACTGTGTTTTGTACGCCTGTTGTAATATCATTACCAGAGTTATAACCAACACCTACATTGTAAGTATCAGTAGCTCCACTTGGCTCTTGGTTTTGTAAAGCTAAAGTACCAATTGCAACAGCTTTACTTCCATCTATGCTAGCATTTAAACTTAAATAACCTAAAGATACATTGTCAGATCCTGTTTCGTTTGAAGACATAGAATCTGCTCCTATGCCAACATTTTGTGAACCAGTAATTGTAGCTTTACCTGAATCGTATCCAAAAAATGAGTTTTGTGATCCTGTTGTTATTGAAAATCCTGACTTGTAACCTACACCAGTATTATAAGCATTAGCAGTACCGTTTTGATTATATAATGCTTGATAACCTACCGCTACAGATCTTCTACCTGTTGTATTCGTGTCTAAAGCTTCAGCTCCAACAGCAACGTTGTCAGCGCCTGTTGTAGTAGCTGTTCCCGCTAAAGCCCCAACAAAAGTATTATTACTAGCTGAAGTTATATCTTTACCGGCGTTTGCTCCTATATAAGTACCTTTATCTCCATCTGTAGCACTTCCACCTGCTTCCGCACCTACAGCAGTATTATATTCTGGAATATCACTGCCGTCAGTATTAAGAAGTTTAAGAGCTTTAGCACCTATAGCTGTATTGTAATTACCAGTTGTATTTGTTTCTAACGCATCGTGTCCAAAAGCAGAGTTTTCAGAACCTGTTGTAATGCTTTGACCTGCGTGATATCCTACTAATGTTGTTTTACCTGTAGTTGTTGTTATAGATTTACCAGCTTCGTAACCAATTGCAACTAATTGACCTGCTGACGTTGTAGCCCCAAGAGCATTATATCCAATAGCTATATTAGAATCACCAGTAGTTATAGCGTCTAAAGCTGTTGTTCCGAACGCTATATTAAATTGAGCTGTACTTGTTGTCGAACTAGGATCGTTGCCTACGTATATAGAATTATCTTCAATCAATACATCTGATAAATCATTTAGACTTAAAGTGTCCCAAACAGGTGTGCTACCACTACCAGCAGACTTTAAGTATTGTCCTGCTGTACCTTCAGCTCCATCAAAACTAACAGTGCCTGTTACGGCTAAATTTACTAGTGATGTTGCTCCTGTTACTCCTAATGTACCGCCTACTGTAGTATTACCTGTTATAGCCGCAGTTCCACTGGCTGTTATATTTGTAAATGCACCAGTAGAAGCACTACTAGCGCCAATTGCAGTGCCATCAATAGATCCACCGTTAACGTCTATAGTTGAGAAAACAGTAGTTGGCGATATTGTTGTTGCAAGATACGTCTGAAGAGTACTAATAGGTATTTTTTTAGTAGTACCATCTTTTTCTGTACCTAAAATAAATTCAGTACCGTCAATACTGCTATCAATATTATAAGTGCTTATTCTAGCCATTTTTTTATTTTTTATTAATTATTTTACCAAGGCACATCTTTTGTTACAGATGTTGGTGTAATTTTTTCTGTTATCAAGTTATCGAGATTAGATTTAAGTTGATTAACATCTAAGTTTTCTATTAGCCAAGCTTCAACGTCTGACTGCGTTAATTCATCAAAAGCTGTAAAATCTTCAGAGTTTGGTTCATCTATTTTTGCTACACCAATTACTGTAGACTTATAAGCATTGTTGTTTGAGTCTGTTTGATTAGATGTAGCTGTATATGAATAATGTACGTTATAAACAACATTTGAAAGTGAGTCTTGTGTTGGACGTACGTCAAGTTTATTTATTGTCCAAGCGTATGTGTTAGCCATTATTTTCTAGTGTTTGTATTCTTGTTTCTAATTGTTCTATTTTTGTTATTGCTTCTTTTAAAGCCGCAGTTAATATAGGAACTAGCTTTGCTTGATCAATGCCTTGATAAACTGCATTGCCATTTGAATCAACAGCATCTTTTTCTCCTTCTACAGCTTCTGGAACAACAGTTTGAGCTTCATGTGCTAAAAAACCATCAACAACTTGAGTACTACCTATAAAGTTAAATCTTTTAGGTTCTAATTGTTTTACTTTATTTATTCCATTAGTAATATTTACTACATTTTCTTTTAACCTATAATCTGAAGAAGTATTATATGCAGTTGCAAAATTACTAACAGTTATAGATCCTCTTTCACCACTATTACTATAAAAACCTACAGCTTTAGCAGGACTACTACCTTGATTTGATCTTGTTAATCTTAACAACTTAGAATCTGTATTATCTAAAGTTGCTGACATTTCTATTAAACTACTTGGTGAGGTAGTTCCTATGCCTACATTAGTATTATTAAAAATAGTTTTTTGACTAGCTGAATCAATTTCTATAAATGATTGATTTTCACCTCCATCTATATCACCTATTTTGTATATATATGTACCGTTATTTATACTTAAGCCTGTTTCATTTCCATCACCTACTATAAGTCCATTTTGACCATTAACGTGTAATTTAGCACTTGGACTAGTGGTACCAATACCCACATCACCTGTTATTATACTATCACCTGTAGTGCTAACTCCTGCACTTGTAGTTTCAAACTTTTTACTATTGTTGTAATACAAATCAACGCTTCCGTTAAAATTACAATCAACATATGTTTCACCATTAGCAGATTCTAATAATAAATTACTTGCTTGTATTTTTAAATCTCCAGATCCATTATCTAATATTACACTATAAGGTGATCCAAAGTCTGTATGACCTATTATTAAATCTCCAGTTCCAGTAGATCCAAATCTAGCATAAACATTATCATTGAATTTAAGATCACCAGTCATTGTTCCGCCAGTTGTAGGTAAACCACCAGAAACATCTTCCCAAGCTATACCAGAGCCAGTTGATGTTAGTACTTGACCGTCTGATCCTTGCGCTGTTGCTATTTTAAGGTTTGTTAAATTTACAGTACCGTTTACATCTAGTTTTTCGCTAGGGCTAGCGGTACCAATACCTACATCACCTGCGTTTGTTATAGTCATTTTAGTGGTCATAGAACCACCGTTGCTAGTTGCAAAATTAAGATTATGAGTATTATCAGCACCATTTCTTATTGTGCCTATAGTACCAGCAGTATAACCGTCATAACCATTACCACCCATTCTAAAAGTAATCTTAGGACCAAACCCATCTGCAGCAGTGCCACTAGTCATCATACCAATATCTACTACTGAATATTGAGCGTTAGTAAAACTACTATTATAGTAAAATTTAGCTACACCATCTGTACCTATAACTTGTAACGCTCTACTAGGGCTAGTAGTTCCAATACCTACGTTTCCCGGGTTTGAAAAATAAGCATGAGTGCTATCACCGTTTAATACTAAATAATTAGTTGTTCCTCCAGAACCGTTATCTGTTTTAAATATAATATCACCATCATCATTGGTGTTATCAATAATCAAATCACCTGTAATAGTCCTTAAATGTGTATCTGTACCATCGTGAAAAAATCTACCATCTGTTGCACCTCCAACATCTATTCTTACATTATCGATAGCTCGTAAGTTTTTGCTAATAACAATAGCTGGACTGCTACCATCAAACCTCATGTATTGAGTTGTTCCACCGCTATCGTCGTCGCATTTAATTATAATATCAGCGTCGTCTGCGTTTTGTGTAATTTCTAAATCGCCAGTAGAATTTTCAACAAAAGACTTTGATCCATTGTGATATATCTGTAAATCATCACTGTCGCCGAAAGATGCTTTTATATTATCTTCAGAGTTTACTTTACTTAAAAATTTTATTGACATAAATTAGATTATTATTTAAATATTAAGCGTAAGCTACAGATCCAGCAGTTGATCCTTTAGCAGAAGTAATTATAACTTCAATATCATTGCTAGGAGCAGCGCCAAAACTTATTTTTACTTTACTAGTAGAAGCAGTATCTGATTTATCTGTTCTAGCAACATCTGCAAAAACTGTTTCTTTAGTGCTTGAATCAAATAATTGCACAATTACGTCTTCTGTTCCAAGAGAGTGTGTTATCTCTGCATATAAGTTACTAGTAAAGTTACTATCAGATACATCAATAGTTGCGTGTACAAATCTAGAAGCTAAGGTGTCAGGTGTTACAAACTTAGCTGTATTAGTACCTGTTTGAACTTCTGCAGCACTTGCAGCAGAATCAGCAGTAGCACCATCAGCTACGTTAATCATAGTTCTAACATTAGCTGGTGTAATTTCTTCTATAACACCTGCTCCTGATGAATCTCTACCTAATATTCTATTTGTAGCAGATACATTTTGTATTTTAGCATATGTTACTTGATCATCACCTATATGCGCTGTATCTATAGAGCCGTCAGTGTAGTGTTCAGAGTCAATAGCGTTATCAGCTATTTTAGCGCCTGTTACAGCGTCAGCATTGATTTTTGCAGTAGTAACGGCGTTACTATCTATTTGACCTGCTGCTACAGTATTTAATAATGCTAAAGCTCCAGTTGCACTACCATTTATTGTTATAGCATCAGCTTCAAGAGTTCCGTCTACATCTACGTTGCCTGATATGTCAAGATTAGTAAATATAGATGTTCCTGGAGCTTCTATTAAATGTGAAAAAACAAACTTATCACTTGTAGCGTTCCAAAGTAAAGTAGCATCATTAGAAGCATCAACAGCATCTTGTATTGTAATACCAGCTCCGTCTGCAGTTGAACTAGAGTCTCCTGATGACTGGTTTAATGTTATGTTTTTATCTTCAACATTTAATGTACCTACGTTTGCTGATATTGTATCGCCCGATACAGTTAAATCACCTGTTACAACTAAATCATTACCAATTGTAACAACATCATTGCTATCACCAATTTGTACTGCGTTAGAAGCAAAACCACCAGCTAATCTAGTTTTTAAGTTTGCTACGGACACATCGTCATTATCATTAGCAGTCATATCATCAACAACTAAATCAATTGTTCCATCACCATCTTGATATGTAGCGGTTATTCTTGTTTCAGTATTACTACTAAACATTGCTCCAACAATATCTTGAACTTGCTCTGTACTAAGCTGAGTATCAGTAGCTGTAATTGTTAAAGTATCACTTGACATTGCTGTAGTAACATTTGTACCGCCTGCTATTGTCAATGTATCACCTGGAGTCATACCTGTAGAACCACTATCACCAGCTACTGTTAAATCAGAAACAACAAAATCTAATGTACCGTCTCCGTCTTGATAAGTTACTGTAATACCAGTTTCGGTATTTCCAGTTACCATGCCGCCAACAAAATCTTCAACTTGTTCTTCGCTTAGCTGTGTATCTGTAGACGCTATAGTTACAGTGTCAGTTCCTGCTGTAGTTGTTATTGTAACGTTAGATCCAGCTGCAAAAGTTAACGTATCAGTAGCACTATCTGCCACTACATTAGATTGACCAGATACAGCTATTGTAGTAAATGCGTTACCAGAAGAGTCTAGTGAAACCCACTCGCTACCGTTATAATATCTTACAACATTTGATGAGCTGTTGTAGTAAATTTGACCAGCTTCTGAAGTTGGATTACTACTGCTTATGTGCAGTTTTGCGTTTCTCAACTCATTATCATCAATGTCAAGATGGTTTAAAAATTGTATTGCCATAGTTAGTTCATGTATGCTTTACCGGATTCAGCTCCAGCAAATGTTATTGTTAAGTTGTTTTTGTCCGTGTAGTTTACGTCGCCATAACCTTTTTTACCTGATGATAAAACTACTGTTACAGACGGAAATTTTTCTAAATTATGCGCTATAGACCATGTGGCCGATGCAGAATTTTGTGTATGTGCAAAATGTTTATCGCTTGTTGCGTCTAAAACAAAATTTGCTACATCATAATGTTTTTGATCAGTTAATGTACCGTTACCTCCTATGTAACTTAACTGTAGTGTATAAAAACTAGCAGTATCAACTGCATAAGATGTTATTTTATAATGACCAAAGCTTGATATTTGATTTTGTTCAGATATTAATATATCAGAGCCTACTAGATATTCTAAAAAACTAGTTACAACCTGACCGCTAGTATCTGAACTATGTATTTGAAGGCTTGTCACAGCTGAATAAGCTGTACCGCTTGCTACACCGTAAAAATTACCAGCACCTGCTTCACTGCTGTCAGACTCAAATTTATACGTCATTTGAGCTGATATTGATATTTTACCTTTTTCTGTTAAATATTTTGCAACATCACTGGCTAGAAAATTACGAGTTTTTCTCCCTGGCGTTGAGCTTCCAATAAAGGAGTCATTGTCTTGTATTGTAGTATCGTTAATATACGAACCTAGTCTAGCCATTTATATTTTATTTACAATTATTTATTCTAGTACCTCTACCGTGGCCGCTTCTGTTCGCTTTCATTGAAACAAAACGTTTTTTAGTGTGGTCGTAGTCTTTACCTTCTATGTTTTTACCAGCTTTTATAGCTTTTCTGCGCTTTCTTTGGTTTTCTGCACGCATTTTCTTACGTCGAGGGCTATTTGCAGCTGCTAGATCTCTCTTGCGTTTAGCTGCAAGCGCTCTTTTTGATAATTTTTGCGGCATTTTTTACTGTTTTAATTACATTTGTACTAATTACACGGTTATTTATAGTTTTAAGGTATTATTTTTTACTTAATTTTTTATTAGTGTGACAATAGGGTATTACTTATATACCTTAAAAGCCTTATGTCACATTTTTTAACTAAAAAGTTGTTGCTAATTGTGAGTATTTGCTCTATACCCTAACTCGTTGACTACCAGCCAGTTACGAAAACGCCTTTTTTGGCCCCATGGGCCCCCCTGTTAAGGCCCCCTAGGCCATATTTTTAGGTTTTGGCCCCCCTGGCTAGCCCCGTAGGCCCCAGATGATGTATAGCACAACTTTAATACGACTGCACATAGATAATATAATAAAATTAACTATGCTACTTATAAATAAATATTAAACCAAACTTAGTAAAAATTTATAAAGCAAATTAAAAAAACACAATTTAAATACTAACACTATTAGATAATATAAATGTAAATAACTTTTAAAAATAATAATAACTTAAAACAAATAACTATGCAAACTTTAAAATCAAAACGCTTCGTAATTCGCAAATCACTAATTGGCAAAAATCAAATCATTGAAGTAACTTTCAAAAATGGCAAAAAAGCAAAGTATAATCATGACCTCGCTTACAACATAATGCAAAGCAAACTAAATACTATGCCTTGCTTTGAAAAATACAAAAGCTATACAAGTAGCACTTCAATACCAGTAATTCTACGTGACAAAGTAATACTTTAATCACTTATAAACTAAGAGCAGTAGTGCAATACTCTGCTGCTCTTTTAAACACTTAAACAAATAATCACCTTTAAAAACTAAATAAAATGAGAAAATTTCATCATAATAAAGTAATCAATGTACTATCTAACGTAGTAGTTTACT